AGACTAGATTATGACGACGTAGTAAGCCACGAATTTATTTTAGACGTAATAGCAACGGCCAAAGCTACCAATTTAGACACCTTCGTAATAAGCTACCAACCTATATACTACGATAGTTATAAAAACGAATACTATAAGGGGCCAATAGACTACAATAAGAACTGCCCTAGTATGGTTATGGCCCTGGTCCAAAAGAAGGAAAAGACTAAAGGGGTTTATGATCGACCGCATAATATTTACCACCAACACGTTAGCCAAATAGTCGAACGCCCGACGGGCTACGCTTACCTTCAGGTTCACGGCGAAAATAAAAAGAACCAAATACCCCCGAAAAGTTTTAAACTATGAAAGTATTACGGTGTAGGAAATTATGTTTACCTTACTATATGCAAAATGATTCGTTTGTAGTATGGTATGTAGTCAATAACTTTAGCCACCAGGGGCGTAAGTTTTCCGTATGTCTAAATTGATAACGGCAAACATAGCCACCCAACCACGACGGCTTAACGCCCTTAGCGTAATGTTGGAAAGCATTAAGGGCCAATTCGATAAGGTGCGCGTATGTCTAAACGAATTCGAAAGCGTACCAACCTGGCTAACGGAAATAGAGAACCTAGAGGCTACTATACCAAGTAAGAACCTAACCGATAACGGCAAATTTCTAGGACTGGAAACACTAACGAAACCCGAATACTATTTAACCCTAGACGACGACATAGTGTACCCAAAGAACTACGCCCGTAAGACGGTCGAAAATATAGATCGTTTCGGGTGTATAATTACTTACCACGGTAGACTATTACGCGGTTTAAATTTGAGTTACTACCGAGAACACCAGGTTTATACGTGCGCTTCTAGGCAAAAAGATAACTTCGAAATCGACATAGTAGGCACGGGCGTAACTGGGTGGGACACTGAGTACTACCACCCGAAAGGGATAGCCTACGACCCCCGCCAAAAAATGACCGACGTATTATTTAGCTACCAGGCCACGAACGCGGGTAAGACTTTGGGAATATGCCAACGGCCCGACCAATGGATTAAGCCCTTAAATACTGAAGGAATATTTAACGACTTCCAAAAGCAAAAGGCCGAAACACAAAAACAATTATGTAATGAAATCTACACTAAAAAATATAACCTTACAACCGTTTAACGAAGCCCGAATAGACAAGCTAGAAATATTGACTAAGCTAGGCAAAGGGGAATACTTCGCAAATATTCGGCGGCCTATGTTATCGGAAAAAATAGCCCTTTGTACTGACTGGCTAGACCTGGACAAAGACGAACTAAAAGAGGTCAGCGTAAAGAGTATAGAAAAGTTATATTCTGAAGTAGTTAAATTGATCGGAAGCCATAAGCCCCGACCCCCTAGGAAGTCAATACATATAAACGGGACTAAGTACGTTTTTGTAAAACGGTTCGCGGATATGTCGGCGGCCTGGCACGAACTGGTTAGGCGGTCCGACTTCAAAAACAACCCTATAAGAATGGCGTCTTTATGCTATATTGAGCAAGGTATGACCTACGCCCAAAAGGGACCGAACGACACAATAGCCAACCCGACAAGCGAAAGGGACCGCATTTTTAGTTCACACTTCCCACTTCCCGACTACTTAGACCTGAGCAATTTTTTTTTGCGGAAATACGACGCGTATCTAAAGCTATCAAATACAATGACCCAGGCGAGGGAACAAATATTGACGGAACAGACGAAGAAACAGAAAGAACAAATAAAAGAAGCGGCGAAGCCGACGAGGACGAAGGAATAGTTCCGTGGTCCTGGGAAACCCTTATTCACTTAATGGCCGACTTTTATAACACCGACTGGGACACCGTGAGCAACTGGAACGTAATAAAATTTTACCACCGTTTTGAGTACTTAAAGTACTATAAGAAACGACAAAAGCGTTAAGCACTCTTATATTTATGGCACTTTCCGATCTTTCCAAACTAGGCCGAAAAATAGGCGACTTAGCAAAGCCCGAAACCTTCGCCCAGGAAGTACTAATAGACTGGGGGAATAAGATAGTAATAGACTTTAGGGATAATTTAGAAGCGGCGGGTAAATATGCTAGTGGAAACCTAGCGGGAAGTATAGACCCGACGAAACCCGAAATAAACGACAAAGGAAACTTACAACTTAGTATTATGATGGCCCCTTACTGGGACTACGTAAACCAAGGGGTAGACGGGTTACAAACCAAACACGGTTCTGAGTACGCGTTTACAGACCCCCCGCATATGGCAACCCCAAGCGGCCAACCTACATTTAGGGAAAGTATTAAACAATGGATAGCCCTAAAAGGAATAGCCCAAATAAGCTATACAGACAAAGACGGCGAACGGGTTACTATTCCTATGAACATAAACACCTTAGACCAGGGGGCCACTATTATAATGAAAGCGGTAAGGCGCAAAGGTATAGCCCCTTCGTATTTTGTGGACAATGCACTAACCGAGGACGCCATAACAGACCTAGAAAATAGTATCTTTGAAGCAATACAAAAAGACTTACTTACATAATGGCTATAACAATAAACGACGTACCCCAAGACTATAGCGCTTCAGGTAACCCGATCGTGTGGACCTTTGAAAGCGACCAAACGGGACAAGCTAATTTTAGTTTCCTGGTAGAAGTATATGTAGGCGGTACACTAAGAGGACGGCAACAAATATTTCCAGGCAACGGTATAAACGCCCGTATAGACGTAAGCGGCTACGCTGAGAGGTACACGGAAGTTCCCGCCTTGTCTAATAGCTTAGTAGCTGACGCGGCCAACTACAACGAAATTTATATCGAAATTATAGAACGATACGGCGACCCAATAGCCGACGGGGCCACCCTGACAAGTTCGACAATAAATGTATTTAAGGCTAAACAGTCAGACGTGGACTTTATCAACTGGACGCCTACTAATTACAAAATGACCGCACCCGCACCCCTAGGCGGCGTTCAATGGCTTACCACCTTCCCCGCTTCGTCTACCGAATACTACCAAGTAGGGGAAACGGAACAGGCCCGAATTATGATAATATCGGACGAAAATGTAGATAGCCTAAACATACAACTGTATGACGCTGACTTAGTTCTACTCGGTGGGGTAACGGTGGCCGTAGCTTCCCACAAAATTGTAATATTCAACGTAAGCCAGTCGGCCATAATAGCGGGTAGTACTATAACTCAGGGCGACCTAGACGCGGCCACTTATATAAGCCTGGAAGCGGTAGACACCGCCGTACTAAATAGCAATTTATTCTACTTTCAGATAGATAGAACGTGCAAAAAAGACACCGCGAAAAGGGTACATTTTTTATCGACCCTGGGAACTATGGAAAGTTTCACGTATTCGCTTTTCAGTAACGAAAAGGGAAGTATAAAAACCGCGTCTTATGAACGTGAATTTGGAAACTGGAACGCTGAGAGTTTCGAATTTAGCCTAAGCCGTGGCCGATCGGTAGACTACCTAAAAACCCTAAACAAAGAACTTTTACTTAGGTCCGACTGGCTAAGCCAAGCCCTACAAAACTGGTTAGAAATAGAACTAGGTAACAGTCCTTTAGTGTATATCGAAGATAGTAACGACACGGGGTTAGGGCTTCGTAGGGTGGCGGTTAAAAAGTCGGCGTTTGCCTTAAAAACAACCCGACAAGACACCAAATTTCGTGAGGACTTATTACTAACTTTAGAACGCTTTTCTAGTACGGCGATATGATCGGAAACCTACAAATAAACGGCGTAGACTTAGAACTAACTTCTAGCTTATTCGTACCGTTAAACTACGCAATAGCTGACGCCAGGGAACCCCAAAAGCGTAAGCGTAATACTTCCCAAGTAATAGCCTTACCAGGCACTAAAACAAATAAAGACTTTTTCTTTTCGGCCTGGAATTTAGGACTATCTGACGAACGGGGCGACGGTATAGGGTTTAACTACGACCCGACGTTACGTTACCCCGCAATATACACCCAAAACGGGCAAACTATTTTTAGAGGTGCGGCGACCCTGGACGGGGTGCAAGTCGATCGGGACGAATATACGTTTAATGTAATTTTATATTCGGACGTCGTAGACGTATTCCAGGGCTTAGGGGACCTTACCCTTAATCAATTAGACTGGTCGGCCTATAACGAAGTTTTAAGTATAGCAAATATTCAGGCTTCGTGGACCGCCGCCGTAGGGTCGGGTATATGGTGGCCCCTTATCGACTTTGGATTTACGAACAACCTACTAGAGTACAAAACAAACGAACTATTTCCTTACGTATATGTTAAGCAAGTTTTCGAAAAAGCGTTTGCACTTAGTAACCTTACGATAGATAGTACATTTTTTGACACGTCGAACTTTAAGAACTTAACAATAGGTTACGGGGGTGGTAAGAAACTGGGACTTTCAGCGGCTCAGGTTACTCAGCGCCAAAGTTCGCATAGCGCCGACGGTACCTGGACGCGAACGGTAGGAATAGAAACTATAATTCCCAACTTTATAACCGTATGGGCGACGTATAACCCTGACGGCGTTTTAAGGGTAGAGAATAATCTAGTAATGACTACCAGTATAGTTGCCGATCCTGTGCCGCAATATTCGCCCTTTACGGGACGTTTGACAGTAGAAAATACGGGCGAATATAATATAGCCTTTAGCGGTACTTTTCCCGTTTCGTGGTCCTTTACTGGTGGGTCAGGTGGCGAGGCTTCCGTAAATTTTAAACTTATTGCAAACGTGCGTAAGAATGGGGCCGTTATAGCCACCGACGAAACGACCGTTTTAGAAGTCTTAGTTGTGTCAGGGTCTACGACCTGGACGCCTTCAATATCTCAGGGCGTTTTTTTAGTGGCTAACGACGTGCTAGAATTCGAATTGCAAGTACAAAGGGTGGGAATTTTGGGCGTAAATTATTTATATGACCCTTCTACTGACACCGCCCCGACGGCGTTTAACTTAGACATAGACCTAGACGCGTCTTTATTGTTTAATTTGACTAGCACCCAGGCCGCACTATTAGACGGGGACACGGTAGACGTAAGCGCCTTACTTCCAAACATAAAAGTAAGCGATATACTAGACGGGTTTATTAAAGCCTTTAACCTATACGTAGGCGAACCCGACGAAAGGGGCGTAGTAAGTATTGAACCCTTAACAGACTTTTACGACACCACCGACCAGGCTATACAAATGTCCGACAAGGTAGACTATTCTAAACCGATGCGAATAGAGGCGGCAAGTGGTATTGAGGGGAAGCGGTATATATTCCAGTTTACCGAGGACCTAGACTACTATAAAAAACTGTACTTCGACCAATTCGGCGAACATTACGGCGACTACGTGTACAATGTACCTTCGACTTTTAAGAAGGGCGACCGTGTATACAAGCTACCGTTTGCTCAAAGCGTACCCGTACAAATAGCGGGAACCGAAATTATCATACCTAGAATTATATCTTTTGACCCAGTAAACCAAATAAGCGAACCTTATAAGGGTAAGGCTAGAGTATTCTATAACCAGGGCCAAATAAATTTAGTTAGCGACACGTGGACCCTTGTAAACTCTAGTACCTTAGTAGGTAGCCCTTTAACCGTCTACCCAAGGGCGCACCACCTTAACGACCTTACCGCCCCGTCCTTTGACTTTAATTTTGGGGTCCCTAGAATAGTGTACTATTCGGCGACGGCTTACACTACGTTTAACTTATTCTCGGGTTATCACGATCAATTTATAAGAGAGTTAACAGGCCGCGATTCTAAATTCCTTCAGGCCTATATGAAGCTAGACGAAAGCGACTTGCAAGGCGAATTCTTACGGCGGTTATGGATTATAAAAGGTACGATCTTTAGAATAAACGTTATAAAGGAATACGACGGTAACGGCGAAGCTACAACCTGGACCGAGTTAATAAGAATAAACGAAGGCACCGCACCCGCCACCTACTTAACCCCCGCACCTGACGGCCCTGAACTTACAGACACGAAAAGTTTTCAATTTCCCGACACGATTATAGACAAAGGACTAGCCAACACAATAGGGTTAAAAAGCCAAAATGTCGAAGTAGTAGGGGACAATAACACGGTAAACAATTCACTTAAAAACGTGGTAGTATGGGGGGACAACCAAACCGCCACCAAGTCGAACGCTTTTTATAATTCGCTTAAAGAAGTAAAGACCGCCAACACTACGTTTATAGTTGAAGTATTCAGGGCGTCCGATCTACCCAGTACGTTAGCGGCGAATACTACCTATATAATAAGAGGCACCGTAATTTTAAACAATACTATAACCGTAACAAATGATAATTGCGCCGTAATAGGTTTAGACCGTAACAAGGACAAGTTAATATACAACGGGTCGCCTGGTACTGTAATGTTCAGCGTTACAGACGTAGACTTTGACCTACAAAGCGTTTGTTTTTCGGCTAACAATATAAACACGGGAATACTAAGCGCCGACAACTACGACGCGTCGGGGTACAATGCGGGACGGCTTAAAGTACTTACTATATTCGACTGCCAGTTTAGGAACTGTTACGATATGGTAAGCGTAGAGGGTTACGACCTGGTAGACGTTAGTAACACTTTATTTTGGTACTCTCAGGCCACTAACTACGGCTTCGAAGTATTGAACACTTCTAAACTAGAAATAAGTTCGTGTGAGTTTATACGGTGGTTCGATGAAACTACAATACCCACCCCTTCAGGTTACGCCACGGTTCCAATGATCGAAATACTACCCAACGGGGCGGGGGTAGGTGTAGGGGCGGTAAATATTTCGGGGTGCGTTATACACCCCCAACAAACCCAGGACGGCCTAAAAATAAACCCTTTGAGTACTACTAACTTTGCCACCGTTTCGGCCAATACCTTTGTAGACGCGAACCTATCTACTGGACTTAAATTTTTCCCTGACCCGTCGGCGGGTGGTTACTCGAATACCGAATGTTTAACCTACGACATTAAAGCAAACCAGGGCCTTTTAAATAGTACTAGCGGGGTAGTTATGACAATGAACGGCAACACTACCAACACGGCCCTAAGCCTAAACACCCCCGCAATAGTGAACACGGGCGGCCTGGCAACCCTTCAGGCTTCAGTACGTTACACGGTAAGCGCGGCGGGAAGGTGTACCTATACGGGAATAAAAGACACGTATGTAAGTATTCACGCTACAATAAGTTATTCTAAACAAGGGGGCGGTACTGACGACTATAGCTTTTTTATTTATAAAAACGGGGTGCAACAAGCCCCAAGTGAAACAAAGGTAGAGGCGAACCCCGACGCGGTTTTAACAATGTCGTACGGGGTAGGTATGCAACAAAACGACTACCTGGAAATATATGTAGAAAATACTAGTAGTAATGACGATATGCGAGTAACAGACTGGCAAGTAGTTATAAGAGAATAAAATAAAATTATGGCGGAAAAAGTAATAGCGGTAAAACTAGATATAGACGGCGGGAAAAGTCAAAAGGAACTTTTAACGATCGAGGAAACCCTTACCAAAATGGAAAAGGAACTTCGTAATATTTCGAAGTCCGACGCCGCCGCAAAGACCGCCAAAAGTTTTGAGGAACTTAACCAAATAGTAGACGAAAGCGCCCTTAGTATTCAGGATATGACTAAGGCTATGGACAACTATATAAACATAGCCGCGTCAGCGGGTCGAACGTCGCCAATAGGTAAAGACGCCTTAGCCAGGGCGGGACAACTAAAGGACCAAATAGACGGACTACGAAACGAAGCCGACCAAGCCAGTAAAGACTTCCAAGGCCTTCAGGCGGCTATGCAAATAGGCCAGGGTGTAATCGGCGCATATTCGGCATTTCAAGGCACCGTTGCACTTCTTGGAATCGAGAACGAGCAGTTAATGAACACAATGGTAAAACTTCAAGCGGCGAATAGTGTACTAATGGGCGTAGAAAGTGTACGCCAGGTCCTAGAAAAAGAAAGTATTCTAGTTCAAAAACTAACGGCCTTTTGGACCAACGTAAACACCAAAGCCGTAAATATACAAGCCAAAGCCAAAAAGAAAGACATAGCCGTAACGGGAATAGTAACCGCCGCTCAGTACGCCTGGAACGCGGCAATAGCCGCGAACCCCGTGATGATAATAGTGGTAGCCATAGCGGCGCTAGTGGCGGGACTGGCCGCCCTAGCAATAGCATTAAGCGACACGGGAGAGGAATTCGACGAAGCCGCCGTAAAACAAGAGGCGTTCAACGAAGCGGTAAAAGAGGCCCAACTAAACACGGTAGAACAAAAGGTAAATTTAAGAAGTCTTATAGCCGTAGCCAAAGACGAAACGGCGAGTTTAGAGGCCAGGCAACAAGCATTAAAAGAACTAAACAAAATAAGCCCTGAATACTTTAGTAACCTAACCTTAGAAAACGTAGCAACTGAAGAAGGGCAAAAACTACTAGACGATTATGTAAGGGCGTTAAACGACAAAGCCGAAGCCGAAGCGATAAGCGCCAAACTAACTGAAATAGCTAAACAAGAACTAGAATTAAAAAATACAACCTTAGCCGAAAACATAAGCTGGACCGACGCCGCCGCGTTAGGCCTAGATTATTTAATAGATAGCGAAGCCGCGGTAGCTAAAGCCGAAAAACTAGCCACCGCCGCCAAAGAAGAAAAGATAGCCGCCCTTCAAAAGGAACGCAAAGCTATAGAGGACCTTTTAAAACAACAAGAAGAAGAACGCCTAGCAAACGAGGCCGCCGAAGAAGCCGCCCGTAAGGCACTAAAAGAACAAGAAGATGCAGAAAAGAAAGCCGAAGAAGAACGAAAAAAACGCGCCGACGAACGCAAAAAAGCACGGGAAAAAGAAAAAGCCGACGCGAAAAAAGCCGAAGAAGAAAGGGTACAAAACCTAATCGCTTCCCAGGAATTCGCCGACGCCCTGGTTATTGAGATGATGAAGGACGGCCAAGAAAAAGAGGAAGCCCAAAGAATAGCCGCCTACGAAAAGCAAATAGGCGATCTAGAAAAGAACGGCCAACTAACCGCCGAAATATCTAAGAACTTAGAAACCCAACTACTTAACGACCTGGACGAAATAAGGGAAAAGCACGAAACCGAAAGACTAGAAAAAGAAAAGGAACGAATACAAAAGCAAAATGACCTTCGTATAGAGTTAATGAAGGAAGGCGTAGAAAAGGAAATAGAGGCTTCTAAGTTAGCCCTAGAGGTACGCCTACAAACCTTAGAAGAAGAAAACCTTTTAACCCAGGAAGTAAGAAAAAGACTAGAGGAACAGAACGAAGCGGAACTAGAAGAAATACGTAAGCGGTGGCGGGAAAAGGATACGAAGGCCACCGAGGAAGCGGAAAAGAAAAAACTAGCGGCCAGGAAACAAGGCTTAGACAATGCCGCCCAAGCTATTCAGGGACTAGCCGATATAAACACGGCAATAACCGAGGCCCAATTAAATATGGCGGGGGACGATGAAAAGAAAAAAGAGGCAATACGAAAAAAGTCTTTCGAACGCGAAAAGAAACTAAACATAGCCTTAGCCTTAATCGCGGGGGCGCAATCTGTACTTCAGGGTATAGCGCAATTCGGACCACCACCAAGCCCCGCGGGTATTGCCGCAATAGCGGCGGCGGGGGTTATAACGGCGGCACAAATAGCCGCAATAGCCACACAAAGATTCGAAGGCTCAGGGGGCGGGACTTCACTACCAACACCGAGTACTTCAGGGTTAAGCGTAGGCGAAGAAACCGCACAAACAACGGGCAACGCCAACCAAGACACTATAACCGATACCAGTACTTTACTAGGTGGCGAAGAAGGGGAAGGAATACCTACAAAAGTTTTCGTAAGCGCGGTAGATATTTCGAACGTACAAAGCACCACCGAGAAAATAGACACGATCGGAACGGTAGGCGAATGAAACACTAAACACCTTTAGAACTCTTTTTATTATGTTACCGTTTTACACTATGACTGTTGACGATTCGGAAGGAATGGACGCCCTGGGCCTGGTAGACTACCCCGCCCATAGTAAGGCGCTTATGACCTTTTCGAAGGATTCTAAAAAGTCGTATTACTTCAATGACGAACAACAAATCTTAATGGGGGTGGCAATCGCTACTTCGACCCCTATATACCGTAAAGACTTCACAAATAACGAAGAATTCTACGTTATTTTCGATAAAAACAACACCCGTAAAATAGGGCAAAAAATGCTTAAAAACGGGTACTTGCATAACGTCAACGAGCAACACGATTCTAATAGAATGTTAAGCGACATAACCTTAGACCAACTCTTTTATATTGACAAAGACCGAGGCGTAGAATGTCCTGGCTGCTTTGCCGATCAAAACCTAAAAGACGGGTCTATGATTATTTCGTACAAGGTCCACGGTCGGGAAAACTGGAATAACATAAAAAGCAAAATTCAAAGCGGCGAAATACAAGGCTTTTCTATTGAGGGCTATTTTGATAAGACGCCACTTAATATTAAACGTAAAAACAAAATGAAAAAGACGTTAAAACAACTAGTATTCGGGGCTGAAGCTACCGAGGAAAAAAAGGAATTCGGCGAGGCCGAAACCACCGACGGCGTTATAGTTAAATGGGAAGGCGACCTAGAAGTAGGAACCGCCGTTTTCATTATGGACGAAGAAGGTAACGAATTACAAGCGCCTGAAGGGGTTCACTCTATTATGAGAGAGGACGGGAACACCGACGTAATTACCTTAGACGCTAACGGTATTGTAGTTTCTAAAGAGATCGTAGAAGGCGAAGAAACCCCAGGCATAGAAGAAATTTCCGAAGTGGGGGAAATTGAGGAAGCTATGAAAGCCTTAAAAAACGACTACGAAGCGAAACTAAGCGAACTAGCCGAAAAGGTAGAAGCCCTGGAAACTGAAAAAGAGGGTCTAAAATCTGAACTTGCAAAACAAGAAGGCTACACTAAAAAGTTAGTGGACGAACTAGACAACCCTTCTAAATTCGTGAAAACGGACGTAAAGACAATGGGTTACAAAAACTTAATTTACAAACGATAGGCGGTAAGCCACAATTAAAAATAAAATGAAAAATTTCAGACAAACACTTAAAGATAAGTTCGACTGGGACGTAAGCGGCTTACCCGCATATACAGACGAACAAAGCGCGGAAATTATCAGCGACTTAATTAATTCAAGCGAATTTCTTTCTAGAATTTCTATCCAGGAAGGGAACAAAGGAAGCGAAGAAATTAAGCTACTTTCTTCTAGCCCAACGGTTCAGGCGGCGACAACTTGCGGGTGGTCAGCTACTGGCGGGGTGGTCCTAACAGACAAAGCCCTAACGACTAAAAGGCTAAAGATTCAAGAGGAATACTGTAACGAGGACCTAAACGGAACCTGGGCACAATTAATGAACGCGGCGGGTGCCAATGTTCAAGATACGGTTATGCCAATGGAAGAAGTAATGGTAGCGTACTACATTAAGAAAACCCAGGAAAGAATTCAGGACCTGGTTTTTAACGGCGATACTACAAGCGTAGACCCAAACTTGGTACACTTCGACGGGCTTAGAAAGTTATGGAAAGCAGACGGCAACCTAGTAACGGCGACTGTAGCTTTTCCAACGATCAACAATACTAACGCGTTCGACGCCCTTAAAGCGGTATCTAATGCAATTCCACGAGTATTGAAAAGCAACCGAGTAGATACTGAGATTCTTTGCGGTTATGAAACGGCCCAGGACTGCCTAGACCAAATCTATAACGACAAAGACTTCGCGGCAAATATTGAGTTCTCAGACGAAAACGGGGAACTTACGTTTATCTTACCTACGACTACAACAAGGGTAAGAAGCCAAAGACAACTAGACGGAACCGACGAAGTTTACGCCGTACCTTACCAGTACGTTTTTTACGGTACCGATCTAAGCGGCGACGAGAACGGGTATATGGCTAAGTATAACGACTACGACGAAAAATTACACTTTTCCGTTAAGTGGCGTTCAGGTATCAACTACGTATTCTCTGAGTACTTTGTTAAACTTGTTTTGACTGCTAGTTAATAGAATTAATAACGGGGGCTAATAGCCCCCTTTAATACCTTTACAACAATGTGTGATGAAATAACAAGCGGATATTCGAAGCGAAATTGCCGAGCAATAGCGGGGGTTAAGTCGTTTATTCCTATTGATATGTCGAATATTGCGACCTATACAACTGACGGCGCGGGAACGGTTACGGCTTTGACTTCTAGCCGCACGTGCTACCGTTATAGCCTAGACGTGAATTCAAGTTCCTACACTCAGACGCCAACGGGCGACCGAGCAAACGGGGCTTATTCTATTGTTCAGGCTTTTACGGCTATGTTTAAAGACGACGAACTAGCAACCGAACAAGCTATGGACCTATTCGTCCAAGGCTACTACGCTATAATCGTAGAAATGCGAAACGGTAAAACTAAACTTTTAGGGGCTGAGAACGGCCTAACCGTTACGACTATCGAAATGACAAGCGGCCAGGCGGGAACAGATATGAACGGGGCTACGTTAAATATGGAAGGCGACGAAAATGCCGTGGCGCCAGTTATAACAGATACGGCTATAATTACGGCTTTGTTGGCACCGCATAGCTAAACAAATTTTGTGTTTAAATTTAAGGGGGTGGTAGTCTTAAGGCCCACCCCTTTTTTATATCTTTGAACTATGAGTAATTTGAAAAAAGAATTTTTAGGCCAAATGACGTTTAGTAAGATTTTAAATAAGATGATCGAAATAAACGAAGCCAACGAATACACCCTTTTAGTAGAAGGCCGCGAGGACCTTTTTAACGTAACCAATAAGAAGCCGTTAAAAGAGGTTAAAACGGAAGCACCAAGCGACAAACCAAAGCGCCGTAAAAGGTCCGAAAACAAGTCGTAAACGTGCTATACCTGGCGAAAAATACCACCAATAGGTTAAGCGTAGACGCGCCCCTAATGGCCCAACTAGAGGCCCCCTATTACTTTTTTACATTTTCGCACCTACAAACCCAGGCTTTTTTTAGTACTTACCTTACCAGGTTAAACCCGTCTAGTGAGAGGTATGGCGAATTTAATTTGATTCTACCTACTGACTTAGATATGACTAGCGGTAGTTATCAATACAAGATATTTGAGAACGCAAACGACACCGACACGGACACGTCAGGAATGGCACTACTAGAACAAGGAATAACGAAGGTAGCTAAAGCCTTTACACCTGGTACTTATTACGAACCCCCGACATTAACAAGCCCGACTTATGGCAATAGTTAAAAACGATTATAGAAACGAAATAGTAAGCGGCTTACCTTTTGTTTTTGGTAGGACTGGCGTAACCTTAGAACCGATCGAAAAACTGGATAGGGCTAACGGGGTTATTAAGTGGGGCGAAAAGAACCTTTACCCCCAATGGCTTAATAGTCTTTTTTACGGGTCGGCTATTCATTCGGGAATAATACGAAGCAAAGTATACTATATAAGTTCAGGTGGTTTAAATTATGAAGGCCCCGACTTGGAAGCCTGGGCGCGTATGTTTGCTAACGGAACGTCGGACGTAAACCTAGACCAGTTGGTCGAACAAATGGCCCTAGACCTAGAACTATACAACGGGGTGGCCTTACGTGGTCGGTGGTCCTTAGACCGTTCTAATTGTGCGCGGTTAGATTTAATACCCTTTGAAACTGTCAGACACTTAGCCGATAGCGAACAAATAGCCGTTTCCCCCGACTGGTCCGATAGACACACGGGGTTTATGCTTTACGAACCTTTGAACCCTACTGAAAGGGATAGTTTACAATTTTATATTATGTATTGCCAAAAGCCCAAACAAGTGGTTTTTGACGGTAAGCAAAAAGTAGAAACGGGGGCTTACCCCCTGGCGCCTTATATAGGTGGTATCAAATCTATTCAGACAGACATAGAAATAGTCAATTATTCCCACTCAGAAATTATAAACAATTTCGGACTAGGTACTATAATCAATCTAAACGGGGGCAAACCTAAA